CGGCACGGCGGTGCATCGGGAAGTGTTCGTCGATGGGCGGCGTGCGGCCGCACTGACCAGCGTGCGGCCGGATGGCGTGATCGTGGCCGAGTTCGACCTGGTCAATGACGCGCTCGAGTGGATCGGCCGGCAGCTGGTGCTGACATCGCCGGTCCTGACCGGCGCCTATGCGCGCAATCATGTGATGTTTGCCGATGGCACTGAAGTGACCAGCAAGATCCCGGATGCGGCGGAGTATATCTTCGTCAACATGCTGCCCTATGCCCGCAAGATCGAAGCCGGGCTGTCCGATCAGGCACCCGATGGCGTCTATCAGGCCGTGGCCGTGGTGGCCGCGCGGCGGTTCGGCAATGTTGCGCGGGTGCTGTTCGGCTATCGGACGGTTGCCGGAAGCCGGTCCAACAAGTCGGCCGAGCGGCAGCCGGCGATTATCGTGCGGCTGGGGAGGTAGGGATGGCGCAAGCTGCCGTGGTGGCCGCCTTTGCGGCCAGGCTCAGTTCGTGGGCGCAGATCGGCCTCTGCCCGATCATCGACGAGAATACAGGTGGCCAGGTGCCGGCCGATGGCTCGCCATACATGGTGATGCAGTTTCCGTTCTCGGAATCGGTCCGCGCGTCGTTCGGGGCGCCGGGCAACAATATCTATCGCGAAGAGGGAGCGGCGCGGCTGGTGCTGCATGTCCAGCGTGGCAGCGGCACCGAGGAGGCGCGCGCCTGGGCTGACAGCCTTGCCAGCCATTTTCGCGGCAAACACTTCGACGGGGTCGAGACCTTCGCTCCCAGCTCCGCCGATAGCGGCAACAGCAATGGCCTTTATTTCGTGGTGGCGATTGCGGTTCCTTACAGGTTCGACATCACCGGCTGAGCCGGCAAACCCTTCATCTCAGGAGAATTGACATGGCTTTTGCGTCGGGAAGCGGTGTGCGCGTTGCTGCCATTGCCGAAACCGCCTTCGGTGTTACCCCGGCCACGCCGGCCTTCCAGACCATCCGCAGCAGCAATGGCGGTCTGCGCACGCAGAAATCGACCGGCACCAGCAATGAGCGCCAGGCCGACCGCAATGTGCGCGACGAATTCGAACTGGGCCAGGACGTGACCGGCTCCTACGATTTCGAGCTGACCTATGGCACCTTCGACTTTCTGCTCGAGGGGCTGATGTTCGGCGCCTGGGACAATGATGTGCTGAAGAACGGCATCACGCCAAAATCCTTCACCTTCGAAGAAACCTATGAGATGGGCGCGACCGATGTGTTTCGCCGTTTCGCCGGCTGCATGATCAATACGATGTCGCTGTCGATCGGCGCGCGCGCGGCCATTACCGGCTCGTTCGGCATTATGGGCCGCGCAGAAACGGTGGCGGAAGCGATTGTTGCGGGTGCGACCTATCTCGACCCGACCGACACGCCGGTCTCGACCGCCTCGGCCAATGTGGCGGCCCTGTCGATCGGCAGCATCACGCCGGCCCCGGTGGTGCGCAGCCTGACGCTGGAGATCAGCAACAATCTGCGCACCCGCCCTGCGGTCGGCACCAAGTTCAGCCATGAGTTCGGGGCCGGCCGGTTCGACGTGAGCGGCACGCTGGAATGCTATTTCCAGAGCAAGGCACTGTACCAGGCCTGCCTCGACCATGGCCTTGCCGACCTGACGCTGCAGGTCGGCAATGCCAGCGGCGACAAGTACCAGTTCGACATCGACAAGCTGCGGCTTGGCGATGGGAATGTCACGGCTGGGGGCAATGACGACGACATCATGGTGTCGATCCCCTATCGCGGCCTGCTTGGGGCTGATGACTGCACGCTGATGATCACCCGCGAAGTGGCCTGACGGCCATGAAACGCGTCGAAATTGCCGTCGGGTTTACCGGCTATCCCAACGGCAAAAGACGGCATTTCGCCAAGGGCGAAACGCCGATCCTGGCCGATGCCTATGCCGACCTGGTGGTCGGCAAGGGGCATGGCGCCATCCGGCCGGAGCAACAGAACGAGCCGGCCGAAGGGGCCGGCGAAAAGGACACTTCCCATGAAAATGAACAGCCTCAAGACTGATCTGGCCAAGGCCGAAGCGGGCATCTGGATCGGCGACATACCGGATTTTCCCGGTGTCGAACTGAAGGTGCGCCCGCAGGGCAATCCGGATTACCGCGTGCTCTACCAGCGGCTGATCCAGACGGTGCCCCGCGGCAAGAAGCGGGCAGGCGCCATCACCGATCCCGAGATGAAGGCGCAGGTGGATGGACGCTGCCTTGCCGATACCATTCTCGTCGATTGGAAGGGGTTCGAGGACGACGACAACAAGCCGCTGGCCTATTCGCCTGAGCTGGCTAAGCAGCTGCTGAGCGAAGTGGATATGCAGGCGCTGCGCGATGCCGTGGTCTGGGCTGCCGGCGTCGCCGAAGAAGAGGCCCGCGTCTCCCTGGAGGATGACGCAAAAAACTCGAAGCCGCGCTCGTCTGGCAGCTCGACTGGGCAGACAAGCTAGAATGGCTTGAAGACCTCGAGGCGGAGACTGGCGAGACGCCAAAGGCGCTGGCCAACCGCCCCGAGATGGAAATGCATCTGCAATTCGCCTGGTCGGCGTGGTGGGAAGTCCATACCGACCGGCCGATGGGCATGGGCGTCGGGCCGGTGCCTTTCACTGCGCTCGACGCCTATGCCGCCCGTTTCGGTGTGACCGGCACCGATGATTTCGAGGCCTTCCGGTTCCTCATCCGCAGCCTGGATGGGGTCTATCTCAAATGGGTCGCAGAGCGATCCAAAACCAAACCTCAATCTGGCCGCTAGACGGCTTCCCGCCACCAGGAGTTTGCGATGCAGGTCAATGTCGTCCGCTCGGTGACCGTGCGCGGCCAGAGCGAGGGCCTGGACAAGGTCGAGCGCGATCTTAACAAGGTCAGCGCGGCGCAGGAAAAGGTGGCAGCCACGGGCGAGACCGCGGCCCGGGTGACCGAAACCAGCACGCGCCGGCAGGTTTCGGCCGCCCGCGACTACCAGCGGGTGATGGAGCGCAACGACCGCATGATCGCGCTGCAGGCGCAGATGGCCCGCGAAGCGGCTGTGGTCAGTCGGGCCTTCGAGCAGGGCGCCATCGATGCCATGCAACATGCAAACGCAGTGGGCTTGCTGGAGACGAAATATCAGCGGCTGGTGGCGGCGGAGGAGCGGGCGCGGGCCAATGCCAATGGCCTGGCCTCGGCCAATGACAATCTCGCCAGATCCATGCACAGGGTGGCGGCGGCGAACGACAATGCTGTTGGCTCGACCGCCAATATCGCGGCGCAGTTCCAGGATATCGGCGTCACGGCCGCCATGGGGATGAACCCCATCATGATCGCGCTGCAACAGGGTACGCAGCTCTCGGCCGTGCTCAACACGATGCAGAACCCGCTGCGCGGGCTGGCGACGGCTTTCGTGTCGATCATCAATCCGGTGAGCCTGCTGACGATCGGGTTTGTGGCCTTGGGAGCGGCCGCCATTCAGTGGTTCGCGTCCGCCAAAGGTGAAGCTGACAGGGCGGCAGAAGCGCTTGAAAAACATGATAAGTGGCTCGACGACATTCTGCGCGGCTATGAGAGTGTTCGTCAGGCCGCGAATGACGCAGGGGAGGCGGCGGCGCGCCTGCCGAAGGGCGTCGTTGCTCTGGAGCTTGCCGCGGGGATAAGGGAGATAGCCGGTGAGACCATGGTCTTGCAGGCCAATATGGACGCTGTCCATGACAGCCTGTCGACCGTCCTTGCAGACCTCAATAGTCCAAGTGCGCCGAGCATATTCGGCGTCGATGGCGATCAGCTGGATAGTATTCGACAGCAGGTCGATTACATGCTGCAGCTTGGCCTCTCGACGTCAAATACGCGCGAAGAACTCGATGCAGCTGCGGAGGCCGCGCGCGGGCTGTTCTTCGAGACAGGTAATTCGATCATCTCCGATCTTGCTGACAATGTGTTCAAGTTGGCTCGTCAGCTCATGGGGCTACGTGAGCGCGCCAACGAAGCTGAGCGGGCGCAGGTGGCGCTCAATCTCGAGCTTCAGAGCTTCGCTGACATCCGACCTGGCGTCCAGGAGCTGGTCGATCAGCAACGGCGGCTGGAAGAACAGGCGCGGCGCACGGCTGCAGCCATCGACGCATCCAAGGCTGCTGCCCTGCAGGCGGCGCGCGGCTATGGCGAGGCGGCCGGCGCGGCCAATATCTATGCTGGCTCGTTGCAGCGGCTGCAGGCGCTCATTCCAGCGGTTGCGGCGGCGCAGGAAGCCGGCAACCGGCTTGCTGCCGCTACCATCGATTATGACAAGGGTCGCGAAAGCCTGGAGGCGATGCGCGCGGCGGGCCTGTCGCGTGACGAATATGTCCAGCGTACCGAGGCGCTGACCGAAGCCTATCAGAAGGCCAAGGCCGAAGTGACCGGGCTGGCTGCTGCCGAGCAGCAGCTTTCGACGGTCACGGCGCAGAACAGTATCGACGCGCTGACCGGCCGCCAGCAGGCGCTGGCGCGGGTGAACCAGCAATATGCCGAACAGGCCAAGACCATTTCGGCCACGCTGGCCAATGGCGCGGCGCAGGCCGATGTCGACCGGCTCTTGGCGCTGAACAATGAACAGCTGGCCGTGGCGCTGGGCAATACCAATGCGCAGTTCGACCGCACCGAGGCCAGTTCCGGCGCGGCAGGCAAGGCGCTCAGGGCGGCAGAGAAGGATTTCAACAGCTTCATCTCGACGGCCGACAAGCTGGCCGAAGCGCTGTTTCCCGGCGAATATGCGATGCGGGAGGCGCAGCAGCTGCAGGCCGCGCTCGACATGTATGGCAGCAAGCTCGATGATTTTCAGCGCCGCGCGGTCGAGGCGGAGATCGGGAACCTGTTCAAGGCCTCTTCGCTGGGCCTGCGGTCGCTGTCGGACGATGCCAAGAGCGCCGGACGGCAGGCGGCGGAAGCGATCGAGAGCACGCTTGGCTCGGTATTGTCGGACCTGTTCTCCAAGCCGATTTCGGACCTCGACGACTTCCTTGACCGGGTGTTTTCCGGCTTTGCGCAGATCGGGCAGGCCAATCTCGGCAAGGTGTTCGATGGGCTACTGACCGGCGGCAGCCTGGCCGCCAATGACAACGGCTTTGGCCTGATCGGCGATGCGGTGAAGGCCGGCGCCAAGGAAGGCACACAGGCGGGCGCTGCCGGGGGCATCTTCGCCGCGCTGAAGGGGCAGGGCGGGGCGATTTCGGCTGGCCTTGGCGGGCTGGGGCTCGGCTATCAATCGGCAAACCCGCTGATGGGCGGGCTTGGCGGCGCGTTGCAGGGTTTTGTCGCCATGGGTGGCAATCCTCTTGGCGCCGTCATCGGCGGCATTGCCGGTGTGGTCGGTGGCCTTTTCGGCATGAATGCCGAACTGGAAAAGGCCAAGCAGAAGCTCAACGAAGCCCGGCCGGCGCTCGAGAAGATGATGGCGGCGATGGATGGAGAGAAAATCTCCTCCTATGCGGCAGCCTTTGCCGATTACGAGAAGCAGGTGATCGAGGCTCGCGCGCTCGCCTTGGCGGCCGGCGACGGTGACTATGCCCGCAAGTTGCAGGACAGCTTCGAGCGCCTGCAGGGGACGATGGGCAGAGCGCTCAATGACGAGATCGAGCGCAATATCCTCGCCCTCAGCGGCATGGAATATGTGAACCAGGCAGCCGATGCGCTCGACCAGTTCAACATGCGCATGAAGGATGCCGCGTTCCTGCTCACCGATGCCCCCAAGGCCGGCGAAGAGCTCACCCTGACGCTGCAGAAGATCATCGACGAGAGCAAGCTGACGGCCGATCAGATCAGCGATCTGGCGGTGCGGTTCCCTGACCTGGCGAACGCGCTGGGCATGGTGAAGCCGTATATCGACGAGCTCGTAAACGGGCTGTCGCCAGAACGACTGTTCGCCATGGTCGAGGAGGCCAATCGTGCGGTTGAAAGTGCGCGGTCGGACCTGCGCACGGCCTATGACGCAGAGGCGCGCTCGCTCAATGAAGTGATCGATCGGACGCGGGCCTATATCGGTTCGCTGCAGCAGTTCCGCGACGGGCTGCGGCTCGACAGTAACCTCTCTCCGCTGTCTCAGTGGGAGCGGTTCCAGGAGGTGCAGCGCAAGTTCGCCGATGTCAGCCAGAAGGCGCTCGGCGGCGATGCCAATGCTCTTGCTGATCTGGAGAATGTGAGCCGGGATTATCTCACCGAGGCCCGTGCCTATTACCGGAATAGCGAGACCTATTTCGCCATTTTCAAGGAGGTCGAGACCCTCCTCGACCAAGCTTTGGCGGTATCGGATGGTCAGCTCACCGAAGCCGAAAAGCAGCTTGCCGCGCTCGACAAGCAGGTTGGCCTGCTGATCGACCTGAACTCTGGTGTGATGTCGGTGGCACAGGCCATTGCCAACCTCACCAACGTCATGGCGCTGCAGCGGGCGGCAAACGATAACTACAACACTGGTTCCGGCTACAGCCAGGACGTGTTGGGGCTTTATCGGGATGTGCTGGGCCGGGCTCCGGATGCTGAGGGCGCCGCCTATTGGCAGAGCAAGATCGCAGGCGGGATGACCGGCTCTGAACTCTATCGGCAGTTCATAGGCACGGCTCTTGGTGCTGGCGAAAGCCCGTTGACCTCGGCGGCGATGAAGTGGGGTGTCCCGGGCTATGCGGACGGCACCAGCTTCCATCCCGGCGGTTTGGCCTGGGTTGGCGAGCGCGGGCCGGAACTGCTCAACCTGCCGCGCGGCGCTCAGGTCTATCCGACCGGCGCATCGATGCAGATGGCGGCGGCCAACGGCAATGGCTCGGCCGACGTGGTGCGTGAATTGCAGCAGCTCAGGGATGAACTCCGGCAGGAGCTGGCCCAACTTCGGGCAGAGCGGCGGCAGGGCGATCAGATCGCATCGAGCAATGTCGAGGCCACTCGCTCGGTGGCCAAGGCTGTCAGCGACAATGGGCAGGCGGCTCGCCTCGCAGCGATGCGAAAGGCCAGCTGATGGATGCCTGCGAATACCTCATCGAGATGGGGGCCCACAACGGGGCCTCCGTCGAGACGCTGCGTTATTCGAGCCATGGGCTGGTGACGCGGCCGACCGAAAGCGCGGCCAATGCGATCTATACGCGCCGGGTGGCTGATCCCGGTACGCTCGAGCGTACACTGTTCCAGCCGGGCCGGACCTTTGGGCCGTCGAGCTGCGACCCAGGCGAGGCCACATTGGTCAATGTCGATGGGTGGCTCGATGGGCTCTTTGCCTTCGGGGTCGATAGCCGGGACTTCACGGTGCGGCGGCTCGCCAATGCGCGGGCCAGCTATGCCTCGTCGACGGTGCTGTTTCGGACCACCATGACCGGCGTGTCGTCGGGCGATGCGTACAACGATGTGCGCGTTCACCTCTACGACAAGCTGCTCGACCTCGACAAGCCGGTGCAGGCCAATCGATATGGTGGCACCACAATCGATGCATCCAGCGTCAACAAGGCTGATGGCGATGAGAACCTGAAGGATCAGCTCAAGCCGCTGAACTTCGGCTGGACCTTTCGCATCGAGCCGATTTGCGTAAACCGGCCACAGGAAATCTACCAGGCCCATGACGGTGCAGTCGTGAGCATCGCGGCATTCGATGGTGGGGTGGCGCTGACCAATGCGGGCAATGTTGCCACTCTGGCGGCCTTGGCTGCAGCCTCGCCGTCGCCGGGCACTTATCTGACGTGTCTGTCGCTGGGGCTGTTCCGCCTGGGCCACATCACCGATGACGTTCTGACCTGTGACGTGGTTGAAGGCTCGAACCAGCGGGCAGGGGCCTTGGTGCAGCGTATCCTGGCCAAGATTGGCATCACGTCGCCAGCCTTGGACATGGCCTCGATTGCAGCCCTCAATGCGGCCGCGCCATTCGTGCTGGGTATCTACATCGCGCAGGAGCGGACAGCGCTTTCGGTTGTGTCTGAGATCCTGCAATCGGTGCAGGGCTGGATTGTGCCAAGCCCGACCGGCGTGCTTCAAGTTGGCCGGTTTGTTGGTGTCGGGGTGCCAACCTGGTCGCTGACGGAGCCCTTCATCCTGACCGAAGGGTCAAGCATTGCGCGCGAGCTGTCGCGCGACACGGAAAACGGCCTGCCTGTCTGGCGGGTGGTGGTGCGCCATTCGCGCTGCTACCGGGTCCATAGTCGCAGCGAGATCGCGCCTTGCGTGCTCGATGAGGCTAGCAACCCATTTGTCAGCTTCGTCGAAAACGAGTGGCGTGAGGCGATTGCCGAAGACGCGTCGATCAAGATCAAGCATCCGATGGCCGGTGAGCTGGTCATCGAAACCTGCCTCACCTCGGCGGCCGACGCTGCAGCCGAAGCGGCCCGTTATCTGGCGCTCTACAAGGTTCGCCGCGACGTTCTGCAGGTCTCTGTGAACTGGCAAGACGCAACATCAATGCTGCTGGGCTCCACCGGCACGCTCACTCTGCCACGGCTCGGCTACCAGGCTGGCAAGCCGATGGTCGTCATCGGCCGCCAGGAAGTGGCCAAGGACGACAAAGTCATTCTCACGCTCTGGGGCTAGTTCATGGCGACATCGCTGATTGCGGTTACCGCGCTCGGCGTTGCGAGCGTGGTGGGCGGCTACATCCTCAACATCTCCTATGCCGCCCCAAGCGGGCAGGGCTGTCGGAGCTATATGCAGCCGGCCAAGTTCGAGATCTGGGAGGCGACGACCAATAACCGCGCGGCCGCCACGAAGATCGCTGAGACGGTTCTGCCTGTCTATACGCGCGCCGGGCTGACAACGACGACGGCTCGGTATGTGTGGGTGCGCGCGATTGATCCTTCGGGCAATGAAGGGGTCTGGTTCCCGGCGTCTGCGAGCGGCGGCTATGTGGTTTCGGCCACGACGGCGCCGATCCAGGGCGATCTCGACGCGATCAAACTCGACTACAATACCAAGATCACCAACGAGACGAATTCGCGGGTCACAGCGGATAGCGCTCTGGCCACGCGCACCTCGTCTTTGGAGGCATCTGCAACCAACCCATCGACCGGCTTCGCTGCGCTGTCGTCGCGGATCAGCACAGAAGAAAGCGCTCGGGTGAGTGCGGACAGCGCACTCGCCAATCGCACCAGTACGTTGGAAAGCAGTGTCAACAATGGCACCACCGGCCTTGCCGCAACCAGGGCGCGGCTGCTGATAGAAGAGACGACCCGCGCCGATCAGTTTGGGTCACTGTCGTCCA